TCACACCGAAGCCTCCGGCCCCACGACTTGCATTCTAGCATTTGCCACCATCAGCACTGGCAAATTGGCGGCATGAACAGCCAAATGCCCCGCAGAAAAATGCGCATACCGCCTCACCATCTGAGCCGACTGCCAACCACCTAGCTCCTGCAATACATGCAATGGCGTACCTTGCTGCACATGCCAACTGGCCCATGTATGCCGCAGATCATGCCATCGAAAATCATCAATACCACAGCGCTTAAGCGCTTTATACCAAGCTGCCGTTGTAGCGGCGATTACAGGCTCACCATTGTACGTAAAAACGCGCACCGCATGACGGCCATGCTGCAAAGTAAGCACGCGCATAGCATCATCATTGAGAGGCACCACAATAGCCTTACGTGTCTTACTTTGATCAGGATGGATCCAGGCGACCCGGCGCACAAGATCGACCTGAGACCAACACAAGCCAATTACGTTCCCCTTGCGTAGTCCTGTAGCAAGACTAAAGGCCACCATATGCGACAAATGCTCAGGCAACTCATTCAGTAACGCGGACGCCTCTTCGTGAGTCAAATAACGCACCCGACGATCAGGCTCCTTCAACAATCGAACCTTCGGAATTGCATCAACCCACTCCCAATCGACACAAGCTCGGATTAGCACAGAACGCAACAACGCTAACGTCCTATTAACAGTTCCATTCTTGACACCGGTAGCACGCTTTTTCTTAGTTACAGCATCCACCACAGAACGATTTATATCGTTTATATCATATCCATCCAACAACGGTTCCAGCCATCGAAAAATGCACTTGTCAGAATTCAGAGAAGCCTTGTCCGACTTTTCAGAAAGCCAGCGTTCGACCGCATCAGGCCAAGTCTTTCCATGCAAAGTTTCAAGAACTAATCCAGCCATCTACAAATCCTTAAATGTTGCCCCATGCAAACTATACAACAGTGTAAATATTTGCGTTATGCTACGAACCAACATGAAAATGTCGTTAATCTTTAGAAACCTTGACATTCATCAAAGCTATCGAAAAACTGCAATTCAGAATGATGTAAAACTTTCATTTAGAAAGAATTAGATCATGGACTTACATACGCTAACAGGCGACGGCGAACTGGATGCATATTTTAAAGAGCGTCCGCACTACAAAAAACTTGGTGAGAAAATTGCACAAATAATTATCAACACAGTATCAGACGAACAAATTGCTGACATTGAAACCCAATTCCTTGTGATGGCAATCAATTTACATCAGCCCGGCACGCCAACCCACCTTAGCGCGTTACTCACTCAAACCATCAACACACTTCATAATCATAAGGAATTCCAAAAGACCTCATAGCAGTTAAAACGGGCACCCATCCAATGGGTTAGACACCCCCGGCGCAGTTGCCAAGTAGACGACGCCAAGCCCGTTATTGCACCAAGTCTGCAAACCTTCCATAGAATGCCCAGCAATGGCCGCAAAAGCCGCCTGGGCAGCCCCGAGCATGGATGTACAGCCAAGCAGCCGCCACGATTGAATCTCAGGCACCACGATGCCCCTAGACCGGAAATAACGTTTTTGATCAAGCGTACGGCATTGCATTTCCTTTCCGCAGTACTTGGCAATGTAGCTGGCGATTTTATGCGCGCCAGTGACACCAAAGCCGAAACGATGCGGATCACGAACGTTGACTTGCCCCATTTGCTCCCCATCCGGTCCACGGCCCAGGACACTTTGCCAGATGGAGCGCAGGAGCGCATACATTTGACGACCGGCCACCGCCACATGAAAATGCAACGCGCCGCGCTCCTGTTCCTCAATGACAGCGACATAGTGAAATTGCTTGTGTTTGCCGAGCTTGCGGCAAAAAGCCTTCCAATGTTTAAGTGCGGTTTCCCTATCCACCATGTTTTCCCGATATGTCAACGTAACCATACGATCAGCGCCAATTTGCTTACAACAGAGCCGAACGTTCTTTTTTGCACGACGACCAGCATCATCGTCGTTTGCTTCGCGGTTCTCGGACTCGCCACGCTTAGCACGCGTCTTGAGCAGCATAGCCGGGCCTACAAAGTGCCGTTGCTTGGTTACCGTCACTTCGCACTGCCCGTCCGGAAAAACGCGCTTACGGGCCGTATAGTTGTCGTTCCATGTGTTCTTAATCCCATCATCGTCCCACCACTCCGGGCGATGTTGCACAGATGGCTCTATAGGCGAGAAATCAATTGACGCTAAAGCGTTTTCATAATCTAATTCGGTCATTCGGTAGTCCTGTAACGGCAGGTTTATCGAAGGCCCCGGACATTTAGTAGATGCCCGGGGCTTTTTTTTGTCCATCAAAAACTGATCTGAAATCCTGTACTGCACTTGCCTGTAACTGCGTTTCCTACTGCTATGTTCTTGAGTGTCCCTTATACAAGTTTAGCGGCGCTTCGCGCCGCCACCCGCGCTGCGCGCAGATAGCGGCACCAAGCTTTCCGCTACCGTTTGCGCAGCAATTGCTGACGCAATAATTTCTCTATCACCTGATCCGGCGTAATGTCTTTAAAGCGGATATACGCCTTCAATCCTTCCAGCACCTGCGCATCGACATGCACCGTCAAAAATGCCTTGCCATCGTCACGCAAGCGATCCCTGCGATCTTTTTGCCGCTGTGCACTGGTCTTTGCCGCGCCAGTTGCCGGACGCCCCCTGCCCCGCTTAATCGGGCCGAGTAGATCAATCGTCTTGTCTTCCTCAAGCTGTTTCATGTACATACTTTCAATACGGTTTTTCAGAGGTGGGCCGTACTGGCCAACGTGAAGCGACGCGGTACTAAGCGTGGCGGCGGACTGCCCGCTAAAACTTTGAAAACGTGTCGCTCCTCGCTCCGATGCGCACGGGCCACCTGACGCCATTACTTCAAAATCAACCGCCGACTTCGATATGCCCTCAAAGATTTTGCCCTCCGGGCCGCTTGTGCCGTCACCCCGGAATTAACGTGACAAGTCACCGTTTTTCTGACGTTCGGGGAACCTGCGCACTCAAGATCAGCACCAGATCGGTATGCAGCTTCGTCCCCGATCGAGCAGCCCACGAAGACGGCAGAAACGAGAAGCCAGAGGAGCTATCGACGGTTTGCGCATCGTTCAGGCCGCCAATCAACAGCACTTCGCCATCGTTGACCGTCACCGCCGTTTTCACCTGGCGCTTAATCAGCGTGGGAGAACCTGTCACGCCACTGGCAGTTGGTTTGAAACTGGATATTTGCCCATCGATGGCAAGATTGATTTTGCCGTTGCCGAGCACCTTGGGCAGTACGTCGACAATGACGCCAGAAGGCCGGTAAACGATGTTTTGAACACTGTTGCCGGAATTGTCTTTGCCCGTGCTGGCAATAGTCGGCGTTTCATCGCCCACCGTCAGCACCATCTTTTGATAATCGTCGCCCACAATGCGGCTATTCGACACTTGCTTGAAACGGCCGTCGGTATTGAGCGCGTCAATCACCAGCTGGAAATTGGTGTTGCGCAAGCTGATGGCGGAGGCCGAATTGACACTGCCAAGCGACGCGCCGAACTTAGCACCCAGCACATTGGCCATGATGGAAATACCGCGGCCCGAGCTGGCGTTATCCGTGACCTCGACCCAGGACGCAGACACATCGACCATGCGCGGCAACTGATCGAGCGCACCGAGCAAGACACGCATTTTGTTTAACTCGGACGCGCTACCCGTCAGCACAATTTGATTGCCAGCCGCAACCGCACTACGCGGACCAAACGCAGCCGCGACAACCCCCGCCAAGAAATCAGCCGAACGGCCAGCCGGCGCATACACTTCAGACTCAGCATCACGCCGCCGGCCAGAGGCACCCGGCACCGGATCAACAGCACCACCCTCAACATCGGCACGCACAGGGCGCAATATCGGCCTATCAAAAAACGCAGAAGCGGCATCGCCGCCCGGAACATCAACGGACGTTAGACGAATAGCAGATGAAACAGAAGCCGAAGACTGCGCAGCACGCAGGTAGTAGACGCCATCGCGCAATTCAGATGCTATGCCCTGGTCGCGCAAAATACCCTCGACAAACGTCGGCAACCGATCAGCATCAAGGGAACTCACCGACACCGTAATCTTGCGATCAAGGGCCTGAGCCTCCGGGGAAATGACAAAATCACGCGCCAACATATTCTTGAAAGTAGCCTGCGCAAACGCGACAAGCGACACGGAAGAAAGCTGTATTGAGACTGGCTGACCTGCGGCAAAAGCAACGCACGGCAACCAAATAAACAGTATAAATAATTTTTTCACATCGAACCCTTCACCCAGGTATCAGCATCGACCAGCGCAAGCCAACCGCCATCAACGAAACGAAAACGCAACGCGGTAACACTACGGCCATCCGACAAAGTGACAACGTAGACACTTCCCCGCGCGATATAACCAATGCCAGTGAGATTTTTTGATGCAACTATTTCGGGCTGTTTTTGGACAATCGTCGGCGCAAGCACTGGCTTACCGAAGTGATAGCCAAACACGCCCAGGGCGGCGCCAAGGCACAGCGCAACAAAGAGAAATTTAGTCATATGTTTGTGAGGTGGCTTAGGAGGAAGAGCGCGATAGCTCAACATCGGCAAAGCAGCAGGCGTCGCCTGCAATGGCCCGATGAAATCGGGAGGAACACCAGCAACGGCGGACAAGTGCCAAGACGAGAGCAGCGAGTGGGTACCGTGCGGATAGGTATCGGAAAAGACTTGCGTCGTGTTGTAAGCGTTGTTCAGATCATCACCACGAAAATACCAACGATCCGCCACCAAAGCGTCAGGAGACGCCCCCAATCGCACCACACCGATATGCAAGCGAGGCATGCTACCGCTAGCAGCACCGGCAGTCATCAACGCAATAGCAGGGCTTAAGACTGGCACCCGCATACGATCCAAACGGTTCAGCCTGACAACATATTCAAGCAGCGAATCACGCAACTGCTTATCGACCTGACTGATGTTCTGCATGATGAAAAACACATCCCATCCATACTTGCGCGCATGGATAGCCCATTCCAGCATCTCAGCACGGCCCTTATCCTGAAAATTGCGGGTATTCAGCCAGGAACCACATTCATCGAGGATGAGCGCACCATTGTGATGCTCGTCAAACCCCGCCAGCAACTTAGGCGAAGGCGCAACAGCCGTGATCCCGGCACGGCCATGCTGCAATATCGGCTCAAAATCGATAAAGCGATTACCACTGCCGATCATGTACAAATCCACAGCAGACGGCTTATCAGGAACCCGAATAACAACACTCCTATCCCGAGCTGGCATCAGGTGTTCGAGGAACACATCACAGTTTGTAGCCACCCTCTTACCGTCACGCAGGTAACGCCTGATCTGATCGATTGCCGCCTTGCCCTTGCCACTCCCGAGCTTGCCCGTAATTGCGTAAACAGCCATTTCAACCGCCTACTTAGTCACAAGGTTAATACCTTTTTTGTTAATCACATATATCTGACAAGCAAGCCACACCGTCGAATAACAAGATGCAGCCGCCATCGTAGTCGAATTAAAAGCTATGCCAAGACCGATTGCAAAACTAGGATGCGAAGAAGAAATGCCAGAAATACCCTGGGCACAAACACCATGAGCACAAGAAAGTCCTGTCGCCAAAAGCGCCGAAGCCAAACCTACAAATATCAATACAGCCGAGAGCCTAAACGCCTTCTCAGCAACCATAAATCTTCCAAAAATAGTAATCAAAAATGTAATGATCGATACGAGCAATTGACCAAGAAGCGGCATGATTAAGCCTTATAAGCTGAAGAAATTTGTTGAATTGAACCAATAAGAGCGAAGAAACAAATAACGCCTGAAATAAATCTAGCAAATATATTTACATACGTGCAAACATCTACCTCATATGAACCACCAGTCACCGGATTAGCTACGATCGGATTCCTACAAACAGCGGTACTAATTGTCGGGAACCAATCACCAGCACCGAATTTCTCCTTAACAAGAGAACCGATTCTTTCCAATCCCTTTTCATTGGTATCACTAACTTCCTTGAGCCACACATCCCCCGAAGCCCTATCAACATCCGGCATACCACTTTCATCAATGCGACATGGAGCATCACCCGGTAAGCCGCAACCGCGCTTACTGCCTCCAGGATTGTCGCCAGGGGTTCCGCCAGGAGTTCCGCCTGGGGTTCCGCCCGGGGTTCCGCCCGGGGTTCCGCCTGGGGTTCCGCCCGGGGTTCCGCCTGGGGTTCCGCCAGGAGTTCCGCCTGGGGTGCCGCCTGGGGTGCCGCCAGGAGTGCCGCCAGGATTACTAGGATCAGTCGGCTTAGTCGGATCAGTCGGATCAGTCGGCTTAGTCGGATCAGTCGGCTTAGTCGGATCAGTTGGCTTAGTCGGATCAGTTGGCTTAGTCGGATCAGTAGGATCAGTCGGCTTAGGCGGGTCACCCGACCCCGTATAAGGCGGAACGACCGTATCAGGTAATTTTTTAGAGGTACAGCGTGCACCGTTTTGCGTCAGCTTCATATTCCAAGAAAACAAGAACACGCCATTAGGATCAGCAGGCCCCTCAGTCGACTTGCCTAAATCGTCTTTAGACCTAACCTTGGCTATACATTTATCAATGCAATATGAAGTATTCAACAAACTACTATCCTGAATAATTTGTTGAACTACTTTATATTCACCGTTAGGAAGCCGCTTGTAATAGGCAGATGAAATTTTATACGTTCCAGCACTATCACCATCTAGGCAGTCACCAACTTTAGTGACATATACACCGCGTGTAACGGTGCCGCCATATGGCTTAACCTCGCAATAAAATTTATCCTCCTCATATTCTTTAACACTAACTATTTCGTTTTGGCGCCCGGCCGGGGCAGCATATTTCTGGCAAGCCTCCTCAACGCTTGTATATATCAGTCCATCAGAACCCTGGAAATAAATGCCGCCAGCAGAGACTGGCTGAATATAAAAAGCCATCATCAAGAGGAATAAAATATTTTTCATTTCTATCCAATAAAAAAGGGCGACATAAGCCGCCCTGTACGCCCGAACGCCGACGAATTAGCCAGCCTTCGAAAACGCCTTCTTCATCATCTTGATGCCCCAGAAGCCACCGGCGACCAGAACGGCGACGGCGAAGGCCGCCGTGATGTAGGTCGTAGCCTGACCGGACAACGCCGTGATCGCAGCCACGCCCGGATCATCAGCAGCAGCAGCGACGCCCGAACCAGCAACCGCGCCCACCAAAGCCAAACCACGCATGATATTTTTGTTCATTTGCACATCCTTTAAAAATAACGGTCTACATACGATTGACGACGACCCTGCGCCAAAAGACTACTAATCCAAAATTTCGATAGAGCGCCGAATAACTCGCTGTATCGCACCAGCGGCATACCCGATGCCAAACGCACTCAAGGCGTAACCAACAGCAGCGGCAACGGTCATTATTTATGCTCCAAAAACCGGGAAATGATGTACTTAACCAAGTGCACAGCACAGAAGAACAGGCCAGCTAAAAACAGAATCGGCCAAAGACTTTCAAGCAGCATCATCGTTGCGCCCCTGCAATCCAGCCCAACGCGAACAGCACCACCACCGCCGCCACAAAAAATATATCAACAGCCTTTTCCTGCGCCGCCACAGCAGCCACATACTCAGGGCCTGACTCAACCACATAGGCACATGCAGCCAACTCAGTAGGAGCGCTAGACACCGTGTACAGCACGGCACCGGACGGAGCATCCGGCCCGGTCATTTGTGTGGAATCGACGCAGGAAGGCATGGGAAATTACGAGGCGGCTTGTTGACCTGGGTTCGCTTTGACGGCGGGAGCCGCTGCAGCGTGTTTTGCTTGGGAAGCAGCGGAAATTGGAGTGATAGAAAAGACCTGCGCGCCGACACGTTTGTCCTGCGAGATCGACACTTCGAACTCAACCTCATACATGCCCGGTTGCGTATCTTTGAAGCGCTCCGGCAAGACCAGCTCACCGATTAACGGCTCGATGACGCCGGTATCGCGGTTTGGCTTATGGACGATGCATTGCGCCATGCGCATATCGTAGTCATTGCCGGTTTTTTTCGAACGGCCAGCCACTTGGGTGACGTGCAAAATTTGGATAGTGTTTTTCATGGTCTTTTCCTTGGAGTAAGTCGCCCGCTAGAGCGATTGTGTTTTGCACGGATCAGCAGCCGAAAAAACCTCCCAAGGCGTACCAGTGGGCAAACAGGCGGCCCGTGGGCCGGAGACTGAGCGGTTTACATTCAACCTAGATGTGCTATCGTTTACTTACCCAAACGGACAAGCATTTGCGCGTTTGGACAAACACATAATATTGTCCAAACGTGTAAATTGCAAACAGGAAATAACTATGAACTATGCAGAATTGATAGAAAATGCAATGAAGGGACGCCCAACGCTGGCGATGTCCAAGCTGTGGGGACTGCCAAACTCAACGCTGGTGAAGTATGTGAAGGGGGAACGTATGCCAGACTTCAATACGGCCCTGAAGATCGTAAAAGAAGCTGGCGTAGACCCTGCCGTGGCCTTTGAGGCGCTAGCAGAAGAAGAACGCAACCACAAATCGAAAAATTTCAAATTGCAGTTGCAAGATAATGGTGGGCCTCCCGTGAGTCGAACACGGCACCAACGGATTATGAGTCCGCTGCTCTAACCAAGCATGAGCTAGAGGCCCAGGGGGACTGCGGCGTGGCGGCGCTATTGAAACCTGCCTCGCGCGGCCGTTTTGGAAACGGACACGCGAGGATAGGGGTATCAGGGGCGCACGTCAAGCCCTATTGGCTTCTAGTTGCCTTCCAAGAAGCTTTTCAGCTTGTCGGAGCGCGATGGGTGGCGCAGCTTGCGCAGCGCCTTCGCTTCGATCTGGCGGATGCGCTCGCGCGTCACGTCAAATTGCTTGCCCACTTCTTCCAGCGTGTGGTCGGTGGACATTTCGATGCCGAAACGCATGCGCAGCACTTTCGCTTCGCGTGGCGTCAGGGAATCGAGCACGTCCTTGACCACGCCCCGCATGGACGCGTGCAGCGCTGCGTCGGCCGGGGCCAGGGTGTTGTTGTCCTCGATGAAGTCGCCCAGGTGGGAATCGTCGTCGTCGCCGATCGGCGTTTCCATCGAGATCGGTTCCTTGGCGATTTTCATGATCTTGCGGATCTTGTCCTCGGGCATCTCCATCTTGATCGCCAGGGTGGCCGGATCGGGTTCCGCGCCTGTTTCCTGAAGGATCTGGCGGGAAATCCGGTTCATCTTGTTGATCGTCTCGATCATGTGCACGGGAATGCGGATCGTGCGCGCCTGGTCGGCGATCGAACGGGTAATCGCCTGGCGGATCCACCAGGTGGCATACGTCGAGAACTTGTAGCCGCGGCGGTACTCGAACTTGTCGACGGCCTTCATCAGGCCGATATTGCCTTCCTGGATCAAATCGAGGAATTGCAGGCCCCGGTTCGTGTATTTCTTGGCGATCGAAATGACCAGGCGCAAGTTGGCCTCCGTCATTTCGCGCTTGGCCTTGCGCGCCTTCATTTCACCGGCCGCCATCTGGCGATTGATGTTACGCAAGTCCGGCAGCGGCAGCACGACGCGCGCCTGCAGGTCGATCAGGCGCTGCTGCAGTTCCTTGACGGTTGGAATGTTGCGGCCCAGGATGGCGCTGTAGGCGTGTCCTGCGTTGACTTCGCCATCGACCCAATCGAGGTTGGTTTCATTGCCGGGGAAGACCTTGATGAAGTGGGCGCGCGGCATGCCGCAGCGGTTCACGGCCACGTCGAGGATCTGTTTCTCGATATGGCGCACTTCGTCCACCTGGCCGCGCAGGGTGTCGCACAGCTTTTCCACCACCTTGGCGGTGAAGCGGATGCCCAGCAACTCTTGCGAAATGGCTTCCTGCGCCTTGGCGTAGGGCTTGGAGTTGTAGCCTTCCTTCTCGAAGGCGCGGCGCATGCGGTCGAATTGCTGCGAAATGACGGCGAATTTTTCCAGCGCCGTGCGTTTCAGGGTTTCCAGCTGTTCAGCGGAGAAACCGGCGGCGCCCGAAGCGCTCGCTTCTTCCTCTTCCTCTTCTTCCTCTTCTTCCGCTTCGCCCTCTTCCTCGTCTTCCTCGACGGGCGCGGCCACGACAGGGGCGGCGGCGACCGGTTCGTTCTCATCGACGAGACCGTCGACGATTTCGTCGATCTTGATCTCTTCGTTGGCGATGCGGTCGGCGGCGGCGATGATCTCGGCGATCGTCACGGGACAGGCGGAAATGGCCTGGATCATGTCTTTCAAGCCATCTTCGATGCGCTTGGCAATCTCGATCTCGCCTTCGCGCGTCAGCAGCTCGACCGAGCCCATCTCGCGCATGTACATGCGCACGGGGTCGGTGGTGCGGCCGAAATCGGAGTCGACGGTCGACAATGCGGCCTCGGCCGCCGCTTCCGCCTCGTCGTCGCTGGTGACGACGGCAACGTTATCGGACAGCAACAACGTTTCCGCGTCCGGCGCGTGTTCGTAGACGGCGATGCCCATGTCATTGAAGGTACCGATGATGCCTTCGATGGCTTCCGGATCGACGATGTTTTCGGGCAAGTGATCGTTGATTTCCGCATACGTCAGGAAACCGCGTTCCTTGCCGAACTTGATCAGGGTCTTGAGTTTCTGGCGCCGGCGCTCGAGTTCTTCCTCGCTCGCTTCCGTGTCGGACGAGAACGCGTCTTTCAGCAGCGCGCGCTCCTTGGCCTTGCGGTCCTTGGCCTTGGCCTTGTCGACGGCCTTCAGTTCGGCCCGCTCGACGGCGTTCAGGGCGGCGACTTCATCATTTTCTGGCTGGAATTCTTTTGGCTTGCGGCCGCGGCGGCCTGGCACCTTTACCGATGGCAAGACATAACCGGACGTATCGATGGCTGCCAGGGTGGCGGCGTCGGTGGTCTGGCTGACCACGGGCGCGCTGGTGACGCGCGCTTCGGGCCGGTCGAGCGCCTTTTCGGCTTTCGTGGTAACTTTGGTGGGCTTTGCAGCCGCTTTGGATTCGGGTTTCTTGATTGGCACAGGCGCTTTCGATTACACAACGACTTGCTTTACGGTGGATTAGGATAAAGTTTGCTGCCAGTTCCCTGTCTACCTGCGGGAACCACCATCTCCGAACCTGCCGACAACTCAGGTTCGACACTGTTACGTTACTTACACCTCATCGGCCACGATCCGCGGGAAGCGCAGCAATTCCTGTCCACCGGCTGTTGCCAGCCGCCTCGGCAAAAATTCCTGCATCGACCGCGTTGGGAGCGAGAGCCTGGCGCGGCTTGCCAGCGCCTGCGAGCCTTGCCCGCAACGCCGAAAACGCCAGTTGGCCCTGGCTGCCGACACGATCCACCGCGCCGATCAAGAGCCTAACTTACTGAAAACAAATACTATTTACGAAACAGAACTAGCTTGCCAAAGCACACAATACTTAGCATTTAATTATAGCACGCGAAAAATGTTTTTCCAGTGCGCGCCATACCATCAGGGCAAGATTAGCGATTCACCAACTCGGCATCGCGCTGGCGCTCCAGCTCCCCCTGCTCCTGCATGATTTCGCGGTAGCGTACACCAATTTTCTCCGATGGCAAACCCGACGCAAACAATTGCTGCAATTCCGCCTTCAAGGCATTCAATTTGATCTCGCGGATGGTGCTCACCAGCCACGACAATTCGCTGTCGTAATCGGATTCCGTACCGGCCGCGATCTCGCCGATGATCTCGTCGTACTCGCTGCCCAGTTCCTTCAACTGCTGCGCCAGCGCGGCAAAACTGCCGTGCTCGCCCAGCGCCTGGCCCACGGCCACCAGCTGCCCCAGGCTGTGCGCCGCGTCGGGCCCCAGGTGCTGGAAGGCGGTCAGCGCGGCCTCGTCGATCTGCAAGGTCAGCGGCGGATGCGCCACCAGCATGCGCATGATCTTCAATTCCAGTCCCACGGGTACGGGGCGGCCTGATTTCGGCGGCGCGCGGTGCGCCACGGCAACGGGTTTCGCCAGCTCGAACAGGGCTTCGATCTCGGCCGGCGTCGACTGCGTCAGCTGCGCCAGCCCGCGCACGATCTGCAGGCGCAGGGACGACGGCGCCATCAGCTGCAGCAGGGGCTTGGCGTCGAACTGCACGCGGGCGCGCCCTTCCGGCTCCGACAGATCATGCTCGCCCGACACTTCTTTCAGCAGGAACTGCGACAGCGGCATGGCTTCATGCACCTGCTGCTCAAAACCCTCGGCGCCGAATGCGCGGATATAGCTGTCCGGATCGTGTTCCGAGGGCAGGAACAGGAATTTGATCGTTTTATTGTCCGACACATGGGCCAGGCTCGCTTCCAGCGCGCGGCGGGCGGCGCGGCGGCCGGCCTTGTCGCCGTCGAAGCTGAAAATCACGTTATCGGTCTGGCGCAGCAGTTTTTGCACATGGGTGGGCGTGCACGCCGTGCCCAGGGTCGCCACGGCTTGCGGGAAACCCATCTGCGCCAGCGCCACCACGTCCATATACCCCTCCGTCACCAGCACGTAGCCGGCGTCGCGGATGGCCTGGCGCGCCTCGAACAGCCCATATAGTTCGAAACCCTTGGAAAACAAGGGGGTTTCCGGCGAGTTCAGGTATTTCGGTTCGCCATGGTCGAGCACGCGGCCGCCAAAGGCGATGACCTGGCCCTTGGTATTGCGAATCGGAAACATGATGCGTTCGCGGAAACGGTCATAGCGCTTGCGGTTATTGCCTTCTTCATCGACCTTGTCGATCACGAGACCGGCTTCGGCCAGGGCCACCACGTCGTAGTCGGGAAAAACGGAGCGCAGGTTGTCCCAGCCGCCGGGCGCGAAACCCATGCCGAAGCGCGCGGCCACTTCGCCCGTCAAGCCCCGGTTTTTAAGGTAGGCGATGGCTTCCGGCGCGTGGCGCAATTGCCCGCGGTAATAATCGCAGGCCTGCGTCATGGCGTCGGACAGGGCCAGGCTCTGCGCCTGGATCTGCGCGCGCTGGGCCGGCGGGATCTTGTCGTCCGCTTCCGGCACGACCATGCCCACGTTCTGCGCCAGGTCCTTGACGGCGTCGACAAAGCCCATGCCCGAGTACTCGATCAGGAAGCCGATCGAGGTGCCATGCGCGCCGCAGCCGAAGCAGTGATAGAACTGCTTGGTGGGGCTGACGGTAAAGCTGGGCGACTTTTCACTGTGGAACGGGCACAAGCCCATGAAATTGGCGCCGCCTTTTTTCAGCTGCACATAGCGGCCCACGACATCGACGATATCGACGCGGTTGAGCAAATCAGAAATGAAGGATTGAGGTATCAC